GCAGGAAACAAGGGTCTTTTTATTGACGATACAATCACCCCCTTAACATACAACCCCAGCACAGGTGCTTTGACTACAAGTTCGTTTGTTGCTTCTTCCGCAGGTTCTACTAATACAATTTCAACAGGTAGTATGGTGATTGCTAATCCAGGTGGAACTCTTACTATCAATCAAGGTCAGGTTTCTACTACTACTTCAACTTTAAGTGTAAATGCTGGAACTTCACTACAATTACAAATTGCGTCTTCTACTCTTGGTATATTAAGCACGACTTCTTTTAGGATTTATAAACCGCTTTATTTGGACGATAATAGTTCTCATCAATCTATTTTAGACGCAAATTGGTTTGGGACTGCGTCGGTTAATTCAACAAATATTTATCAACCTTCGGCAATAACAAAAGAATTAAATATTGGTGCGTTAGGGTCAGCAGGAAGTATAACCCCTTATCCTTTCTCCACTTTAAGAAGGTATGCTACAACCCACAATAGTTATACTTCTTCTACTGATACTACACCATTACAATTCACAGGAACAGACACTACAAAAAAAATAAAAACTACAAGTGCGACTAATAATACAACAACTACGATTTCAGCAGAAACAAGTGCGAGTAATGGTGGTAATTCATATTTAATATTAAATAGTAGCACTACAAATGTTCCTACGGCACAATTCAAAGTTGATAATAATTTGGGGAATACTACGACTTTAAACCTCAAAACAACACAAGCAGATTTGTTTGCTGGAACTCCTGCTGGTGAGAGTATAGTTGTTTCAGGCGTTCAAACAGGGGGTTCAGCAACTCTATACTACGACCCTGACGCATACGCTAATTCAAGTGTTTATTTAATGAATATCAATTCAAGCGGATTATTGTATGGAACTGCGAATGTTGCTTCGTTTTATCCTTACGACAACCCTAATCTTTCAAGTATTTCAAACACATATTTCACTATTAATACAAGTGGTATTACTACACCATCTACGCTTCAATTACCTACTGGGACAACTACTCTTGCTTTCAGCGGTAGTGTCGCTATTAACGGACAATCCAAAACTTTTGAATATTTTAATTTGAGAGCAACAGGAACAACGAATACCATTACAGGATTTAGTTTTATCAACACACCTCAAAACGCAGTATATACAATTGCTATTTTGAATAGTGGAACAGGCAATTTAACTATCAACGCACCAACAGGTATTAGAACTAACTATACTACTTCGTTTGTTGTTCCAACAGGACGCTACGCAACATTAATAGCAAGATATTTGTATTTCGGGACTGCTTCTTATTACTGCTTGGAAGCAACACTATTACAAACAAATTAAATCGTTTCTGCTCTGTCTCTCTTCGCAATAAAACCCACAGCATCTTCACTCCTACAAAAGAACCTATACAACGGATATTTAATAACAGTCATACCTCTACGCCTTCGTGGTTTGCTATAAAAAAAGTATTCAAAATAATCAAAATCTAAAAAGTCAAGAATGTAATAACGCAATTCTTTTGGTAATTTTTTAAAAAAGGGGATAATTTCCATACTATATATATAATATAGAATGGAAAATGACTGGACGGAAGATATAGAACGTGTGCTTGAAAAAATAAGACGGAACTGCGTGGTATTATCAAACGAACACAAGACCCAATACTTTCACCTAAAATACATATTACAATTCTTCCGCCTTCCTGTAATCATCATTTCGGGAATAAACTCGGTAATTTCTGTTGGTATGACTGGATATATGGAACAATCCGCAATTAGTATAACTACCTGTATTCTTGCTCTCACGTGTTCTATTATCGGTTCAATTGAGTTGTATTTAGCAATTCAAAAGGGTATGGAGAACGAGTTTGCTTCACAGCAATCATATTATCTGCTCGGTGTAGACATCTTTAAAAATCTATCATTAGCAAGAGAACACAGACCTATTCCCGCAAAAGAATATTTGGATAAGTGTTATAATGAATATGTGAAACTAACGGAAAATTCTAATGCTGTTATAAAAAATTTAGAAGATAAACTCTCACCATTACCCATTTCAATAAAACCAACAACTAAACAAGAAAAAAAGGAAGAGGACGATACAGAAGATAATGTAGTTGTTACTTTGACAGAGAAAGAGGAGTTCAATATCTCGGTTTAACTTTTCAGGATTTCTCATTCTTATAAATAGATTATAGATTAAAATACAAAAAAATAATCTCAATCTATTCTATATAGATGGAAACGAAAGATTTAGATAAACTATTTGAAGATAAAAATATCTCACAAAGTTCTAAAACTCTTTACTTGAAGAATTTAGAGAGGTTGAATGGAGGTGTGTTAAAGAATTTCAACTTCTTGAAGGACGTAGAAAAAGTAATGGAAAAAATCCAAAAGTATAAACCGAATACTCAACGGACTTACATTATTTCAGTTGTATCCTTGTTAAAATCTCTCTGTGCTATTCAACCAAAGAAATACAAAAAGTTATACGACAAATACTATCCATATTTAGAAACTCTAAATAAAGATTTAAAAAGTAATATTGAAAAGACCGATAAAGAGAAAGAGAACTGGATAGACCAAGACGCAGTAATGTCTAAACTAAAAGAGTTAAAAGACAAGGTTAATCCTACTGCTAAAAAACTTAATGAAACTCAATATCAAGACCTTCTTAATTATCTATTACTATCTCTCTACACTTTACAACCACCACGTAGAAATGCTGATTATCAAAATGCTTTGCTTACCAAGAACCCTGATTTCAAGAATTTAGATTGTTTTAAAGATTATAATTGGGTTGATTTGAATGACAACAAATTTGTCTTTACAAAATTTAAGACATCTAAAACATATCAAAATCAAGAAATAGGAATTTCACCTGAATTGAGAGAGGTAATAGATTTATATATGAAACATCACCCACTTCGTAAGTTGCTTACAAAGAAAACGCAAATACCTTTTATCGTGAATTATAACGGAGAACCATATACAAATAATAATGATTTCACTCGTTTGCTTTATAGAATATTTGATAAAAAGATAGGAGCAAGTATGCTTCGTAAGATATTCTTAACTTCAAAATATAGTGATACGATGGATAATTTGAAGAAAGATACTAACGAAATGGGGACATCTACTTCCACCGCTGAAAACCACTATATAAAAGAATGAGATTATTTCTTTTTCATATCTCTTAAAACTTGTGAAACCCATTCAACAATAAATCCTACTAAAAATCCTAACATTATATAGAATATAGATAGACCTTTTTACTATATTACTAAAAAGGTCTTTCTATTTAACCCAATAGGCGACTAATTCATCACCAGTCATTCCTGTTTGTTCTTTCCATTTGTTAATAAAGTCAATGAATTCTTCTAAATTATAATAAAAGTCCTTCATCATTATTGTTCTCAAAATAACCCAACGACCACAGGTATTAATACCATTTTTAAGTTTTTGAAACTTCTTTTTGTTATAAACAACTGGAACGTCTTTCGGTAGTTTTTTAAATAATTCTGTAAGCAAATTCTTTTCTTGACCTAATAAACGTCTTATCATTTTAGGTATGAATTTCAATTCACCATCAATAAAGTTTCCGTAACTATCAAATGCTTCCAGTGTATCCTTCTTTGTTTTAGGGTCAGTATATCGGTAGATGGCGACCCAATGTCCGCTATTCTGTTTCTGCTCTATAAGAATAATCTTATAACTTCTATCGTGAGGAAGCAAGTCGTAGATAGAATTTACGTTTGCTAATTCATTATATTTGATAATATCATCGTAAGCACTTTCGCCGAGATGTTTTCTCAAATCTAAATCTGTTATATTAGTTTGAATAGTTTGTTCTAAACTTTGTGGAGTTTCCATTATATACTATTAGAAGATTTTTTTATTCGTTTATTTAGCAGAAAATAATCTAACTAATAAGTATAGTAGAAATCTAAATGGTTCATTTTCAGCAAGATTATTTAGTAGGCACAGCAAAGCAAAGAGTTGTCTTACCATATTTAGAGCAACATTTTGGAGATATAACTCCAACAGAAGAACGATGGGCGAAATATGATTTTTACAATCAAAACGCTATTTTTGAGTTAAAGTCAAGAACAAACAAGAAGAACCATTATCCAACAACTTTGATGACTTGTAATAAAGTTATTGATACAGAGAAGGATATATATTTCTTGTTTTATTTTACTGATGAACTTTGTTATATAAAGTATGACCCTGAATTAT